TGTCTTCATCTTCATCAATCACAGATTCCATGATGTACTCTTTTGCATCGTGAAAATTCATGCGAGCTAGTCCTGCATGACCGACTCTTTCAAAGTCATTCTCAATAAGCTCCATAAGTCCGCTGAGAATTACTTCACCAGTTTCCAAATATTCTCTGTCATCCTCCTTTTCCTCAGTGGTGTCATACGCCGTGATATAAAAGTTATCTTCTTCGTCAGACCTCAATACAATGTAGTATCTGCCGGGAAGCAGTGAGGCTTGTTCTATTCGTCTTTCTTCATCCATACTCATTTTAACCACTCCTCTGGCACAGATCCTTCAGCCCACTTGAAACCGTGACGTTCGGCCCAAGCAGCATAGGTAGTCTTACTGCCTTTATATATCTTATTTCTAGCATTTTGAAACACTATACGTATGTCGTGATCAGGAAATTGTTCTTTTATAAGCTGCATCTTTACACGATCACCCTTGTCAAAATACCCTTTTACTTCAACGTAAATTTGTTGATCGGGTAAAAAGAAATCGGGTGTATACGTTTTAGGCTTCGGTACGTAAGTTAATTTTTTAGTTTCGTATTCATAAGTCACACCAAGAGACTTCAAGGCCCGTGCTACTGATAATTCTATGTTAGAACGAAAGCCTGCCTTACGGGCTGAAGAAGCTTTCATAGAGCCATTCCTACCGATCCGAGCCTTCTTAGAACGTACCCCGCGACCTTCGGGGACAGTCTTCCGAGGATGTCCAATTCGTTTGTCAAAGGACTCAGTGGTACGCATACATTAGCTCCTGACTGTGACACAGAACTTATCTTACTGATTTCTTCTTCTATCAGTCGTATATCCCTTGCCTCTGTCTCTGCAGATAAATTACCAAGTTCAGAAAAGTCTTCACGCAATGTTAGCGGCAAACAGCGATCACTCTGCCGTATCCGCTTCACCTTTCTCTCTCCCCCAATCTTTTTGTGAGACTCAATAATTACGTGGTGCATAGTGTCATTGAGATCAAAAAGTTCTTGGGAATAATCTCTTACAAAAATGTAGGGCATTGTCCTACAGTTCCTTCTTCTTTAGACGAGTGTACCACACCTTCGGCGGATTCTTTGCCGCAGACGTGACCTTCGGATAAAGCTGTGCGTTTGGCCAACAGTGATGGCGGTAGCCACACAAGTTGCACTCTTTTGCCAATACTTTATTACCGGTGCGAATGACTTCGCCCTGACGCTTGTACGTTTCAAACGTGTCAGGATAAGGCTTCATAGGTTTGACAGCAGGGTCTGTCAACATTTTGACACGGCGATTGGCTTCTTTGAGGTACTCTTCCTTGTCGC